ATGGCAGCGCATGGGTATACACTGGCAATCAAATGGTCTATCAAGAAAAGTTTGAAGATCTTAAAGTGTGTCAAGACATGGGCAGAAAGTTTATGAAGTTTGACATGAATAAATACTTTACGTTTAAAGTACAATGTATTGAGGATGTGAGAAAAGATATTTAATCTAATTTTTTATTTATTTGTATTACTTGCTCTTCTATGACAGCTAGCCTTGCATCAATACGCAACATATCTAAATCTTTTATTTGTGATTCTAATGCCGTTACACGGTTCGCGAGCATACCATAAGTGCTAGCAATACCTGCAGCTATAACAATAACCCATATCCAATCTCTTGTTGACAACATTATTAAATCCCTAACCTTTTTTGTACTTCTCTAATATAGTTTGCAAATTCAGGACCTTGATTCATGGCTTGAAATTGTCTTCCAAATTTTAAATCTGGATTAGCTGGTAATGTTTGAGAAGCAAATAACTCGTCAGTTAGAGATCTACCTCCATAGAAAGGCTCTGCCTCAGTCACATCTGCATCAGTTTTAAATACATCTGAAGACTCAATAATATCTTCTGGAGTGTTTTTCTTAACACCTAACACTTCACGAACTTCACCTTTTATAGGGTTGTCATCTTTTAATCCTACCATTGTTTTAAAATCTTCTGCAAATCTACCTGGCGCTGCACTTAAATCTTCTGCAATACCTCTGAAAGTTTCACCGGCTCCAGGAAACAAACCGCTTGCAAACTCACCAACCTTATCTTTCGCACCACCAGCTGCAGATAAAACTCGACCAAACAAAGTGTTTTCTAATAACTTTTGTGGACCAAATTCTAGTGCAGAAGTTATTGGAAATCTTTTTATAAAAGCATCCATATTAGCAGGACTTTGAGATCTGAAATCTTGCATCGTATCTTGATACACATTTAAACCACTTCTATCAGGCGACGGTTGTAATTTTAAAACATCTTTTCTATCTATGATGTTCTGTAAAACATCATCAGGAGTAGCATACATTGCCTCCCTAGCTCTTGGGTTAAATGTTTCTTTGGCCATACTAACATTAAAGCCAGTATCTCTATCACCTGTAACAGAAAATTGCGGTTTAATATTACCTTGACTATCTTTAAACTCATCACCTAATTGAGTTATTTTACCGCCGATAATTTGTGTGCCGTGATAACCTCCGTGTGCCATTAACTTCTTCCTTCTTCAATTGCAGATAGTAGCGGGTCATCAGATAACAGTGCCATTCTTGAGTTTGAATTTACAGCAGGTGTTTGTGCTTGTAATTCGATTGGTTGTTCTGGAACCTCATTAGGTATTGTAGGAACTTCTTGTACAGAAGGATCTACATTAAAACCTGGAGTCTCTTGTTGACCAGCTGATCCAAAAATATCTGGAACAATCAAACCTTTATCTCCATACCTTTGATTTAAAAATTGATCTATTGTATCCATAGTGCCCATTGTTTCAAACTCTTCTTGTTGTGCAAGATACATATCTTTTGCTAAAGGAGCTTTTGCATCAACTCTTTTTTGTATTGAATTAAATGAGTTGTCTATCTCGTCAGGTAAATCTGGAAACTCACGGAAAACTATAGACAAAGCTTCTAGAGCAGCTCTGTTTGTTACTGGTAGTCTGCCTTTCAAACTAGGTTTTTGAAATATTAAAGATTGTCTTGCTGATTCTTTTAATGCTTTTGAAACAGCATTCAATGCTACAGGTGATGATAATAAATAACCACCATATCTAGCAGCGACTATACCAAGTAATGTTCCTATAGCTCCAACACCTCCAGTAGCTACACCAGCTGTGGCCACGGGTATCGCGCCTGTAATAAAGCCTGCAGTGCCTCCAAGCATTGTTCTTCTTGCTAAATATTGTGACATACTTAAATTTTTACCATTAAAAAACATTTCAGCAGCATCAGCAAAAGCGTTAAGTTCTTTCATTGTAGGTAGTTTCACTGTCTTTCCACCGATTTCTAATGCTTCTTTTAGAGCGCTTTGCGTAGTTTCTAAAGTTTTACCCGTTATGCCTAAAGACTCTTTAAATTTTCTTGAATTAAATGTTAAGTTATCAAAGTCAGCTAATTGTTTTACATTAAAATCCATTAAGCCAGGTGCTTCACCTTTTCCAAAATTAAATGAATCCTCAAACGATTGAAGAAGTTTTGCCTTTACACCTTTTGCAAACATCTCATCACCCATCAATCTTCTCATAGATTCAACAGCCTCTGGACTATTAAAATCTCTAAATACAACATTAAACAATCTATCTGTTTCTTTACTTCCAGGAGTTCTTATCATAGCTTGATATGCAAATTTTGAGTCAGCGGCCAACGTGCCTGCAGTAGGTGATCCAAATAATTTTACCATATCAGAATAAGCTTCGTCTGCGTCTTTTAATAATTTAGCAGCGTTAGCTCCTATGTCAGATCCATCAGCAAATTTACCAAGTGTTTCTTCCCATTTAGTTGTTACTTGATACAGTGCATCTCTTACTTCTTTAGCATCTTTTGTAGGTCTAATACCATATTGATAAATCATATCATTCATAGCTGTACGATACATTTTCCAATCTTTTGCAGTAAACATGTTTATTGGTTTATTAGCTATCTCTTCTAATAATCTATACATGTCACCTTGTTTGACTATCTCTGGTGCATTAGCTAATTCTTTTAAGTTTGCTTTTGCAACATTCTGTGCACTACTAATATCAAAAACAGACTTATTACCCATCGCATCAAAAAATTTGTTATATTTATTATCTACGCTTGTAATAATCTGTCTTGATATTTTATCTCTTACTTTTGATAAATCGTAACCTAATTCTGCTAAATTAAAAGTTGGTCCGCTATAAAATAAATTTTCACCTCTATCTAAAAAAGCTTTTGTTTTTTCTTTAAATGCTTTTTTCGTACCACCACCAAAGAAAGGTATTCTACCTAATGCAAAAGGTATACTTCTAATAAATTCAAATTTAGAAATGTCAGTTATGCCAGGAACAATACCGGTTTCATCTGCAATTCGCTGTGCTTTTTGCATTTCTTTTGACCCAACACCTAAAAACTTTCTACCAAGTGGTCTTAGTAAAGATATTCCAGGTCTAAAAAATCCAAAACCTGCACCAAAAGCTAAATCAATAGCAGCTTCTCTACCTAAGTACTCCTTAAATTCTTGTGCTGTTGGTCTGTCAATACCTTGTTGATAGCCCATAAACTCACCTATTTCATTATAGGTTGGAGTAAAAAGTATGCCTTTATTATTAGCGACGTTTAATAAACCCTCATAACCAGTCAAACCTGATAAATATCCAAGTGTGCCTCCAATGATACCACCAACCACTGCGCCACCTGGACCACCAAACAATCCTAATCTTGCGCCGGCAATAGCACCTCCAGCAGTGCCACCAAAGCTACCACCAATACCAAGTAACATTTTTAAAGTTGGGAATGGATTAACCATGCTAGTGCCATAAGTTCCAGTCTTAACAGCTTCTTTGTTAACAAGTTTTGGATTGAGCTCTTCATCAGTATAACCAACTAAACTTTGAAAATTATCCATTGCAGTTATAATCTCACCTTGTGTTTTACCGTTAGCTATACCGTTTCTAACAATGTCAGACATGTTATTTTTAAATTCATCAAAAGGCATTTTATGTCTAGTAGGATCATATCTTGTATCTCCACCCATTTCTTGTGCAGCTTGTGTAAAGCCTAAAAATTTAGGTAAAGTAGAATTAGGAGGTAATACCATTTTTGTGTTACTACCTTCTTTTGCTCCTGGCATAGCCTGACTTTCAGCTTTTACTCTAGCCTCTCTTATCTCTGCAAGCTCTTGTATTGTTAACATTAGTTCGCACTCCTTAATTCATCAATTACTTCTTTAGGTAAAAAGCCTTCAAACATATCAACCTTTTCTGAGTTTAAACTTTGATTTGCATAACTTTGTGCATAGTTACTACCCTCAGCCATGCTTGGTCTCCATCCACCCATAAAAGACATTCCATCTGGAGTTAACCTAATCATAGAATTGTTGTAAGCCTCAGTTCCAGGTTTCTCAATTAGCGATAATTCTCTATTATATTCATCTGCAAAATATCTTAAAAACTTCATATATTTATTTTTAACTTTTTCGTTTGTGTTCCAAAAACCACCAAGCCTTACTATATCTTCTGATTTAGCAATAACGTCTTTAAGTAGTCTGTTTGAACCTTGTAAATAACGAGCGAAAGCAAATGTTTGTGTGGTTTCTAAAATTTTAATGATGTCAATGTCAGGATCATTTAAAACATTTGTTTGAAAATCTGCATAATATTCCATTATTTTTGCAGTCTCAGCTGCTATCTCTTCTTCAGACATTCCAGAATTCGCAATATCTTTTAATATTGCATTTTTCATGTTGTTAGTTTCATTCACTAATCCGTTTACATCCGCATCAACACCTAATTCATCCATAATTATAGACTGCTTTTCTAAGGTAGTTTTACCTTGCAACATGCTTTTAATTTTTTCTGCTCTTTCACCTGTGCCAAATAACTTTGGAAAGGTAGAAGAAAATTCATCTATACCTTGTGTGATTAATTTTCTAAATGCAATTGGCCCGTAGTTAACACCGTAAATATCAACACCCTTTTGTTGAAATTTTCTATAAATATCTAATACATATTTAGTATTGTTTAATGCTTGCTCCATAAAACCTAATTTTTCTTGCACTTTGAAAATTTGATTTGGGTCTGATCCAAAAAGACCAGTTGTGTACACAGGATCAGCGCTTGTTCCGGGTTGTGCTAACATAAATACTTGTTTTCCTACAAGTTCTTCAGGCACTGCTTGCCCATTTATTTCTGCTGGATAAACAAAATTAGAGTAAAAAGTAGCTTCAGCTGGGCTTAATATGTTTTTAAAATAACTTTTTTCTCCTGTTTTCTTACCATTCTCGTCATAATCAATAGTCATAACTGCAGAAGCATAACGAGGATCTGCTTCAAATTCTTTTTTTAATGCCTCTTCTTCATCTTTTACTAAACCAAAAGCAGTCAAGCCTATCTCTTTTAAATTTTTTTGATTTTCTGCTTTTTGTTGAAATAAATAATTTGCAGTTGGCGCAAAAGCTTGAGCTAGTAAGTCTAAAGTTGCAGGTAACTTTTTTGTTCTATCTGTTCTAGCTCGTAGTAAATCCGTGCCAAACTTTAACAACAATAAATTTTTATCAATTTTATCATCATAACCTATAGCCTCTTTTAATTCTTCAGTAAGAGCTGAAACTCTATTTTTCTTCTCTTCCTGAGTCATACTTCCTTCAGTGTTTTTTAAAAGATCAAACTTAGTGTTTGAAAATTGTTGCAATGCTTCATTTCTATCTTTTGTTAAATTAAATTGGGCAGCTAATTCTTTGGTCTCTGCATTACCAGTAACATTATATTCACCTGCTTTATTTATAAAATCATCAGCGCCTTTTTCAGATCTTTGTTGAATTTCAGGTGTGCTTACCTCTAATTCTTGTTGTGTTATTTTTTTCTGAAATTCAGTGTCATTATCATAAATAGGATTGTCAGGTGCAAACTGTTCAATCTTTGAAGTAGTGTATGTATTATCTTTTTTTGATTCTAAATTATCAGGGCTACTTGCAAGCACTACATCTGGCGTATCTGTGCTAGCATAATTTCCATTTAAAAAATTAATTTTGTTATCCACTTTCATGACTAATTCTTCGTAGTCATAAACATGTTTTAAATCAGTTTCTAAAATTTCTCTTTGCTTAAGTAGTTCCTCCAAACCCATGTTGGCAACGTTGTTACGAAGATATCTAGCTTTTTGTCCAGAGGACTGTTCAGTGATTTTGTCATATGCTTGTCCTAAAAAATTAGTTACAGGATATGGATCTATATATTCATCACGAAATGAAGATAGAAAAGAATTTTTATCAGGATCTGCCATGTTTTAAAGCCATTATTCCTTTCGATAAATTAGAACCGTCTTTACTAAAAATTTTACCTGCACCCCCAGCGATGGTAGCTGCTGTACCTAGAATGTCTTGAAATGCTGTTGTTGGAGAGCCAGTTGTCTGTCTAATTTGTGTTCCTTGTTGTTCAGGTAAACCACCAAGAATATTGGCAAACATAGAGTATAATTGTAAAGGTTGATTTTGTGCTTGTAAAATGTTTTGTCTTTCAATTTCAGCAGCTTTCTCACCCTCAGATTGTTCTAACTTACCTACTCCTAACAATGCAGAAATATCTTGTAAATTTAATTTAGAACCTGCAGTAGCTAAGTTACCTTCTAATCCTGCTGCTTTCAATAAATTTGCAACACCTGTTTGATCTGCTTTAGACTGTGCACTGGTAAAGTATGGAGCTAATTGTGCTCCTGCTAATTTTTCTTTTTCTTCTTGTTGAAAACTTGCTAGTGCTAATTTCATCGCATCGTCTGCAGCTTTAGCAGATGACTGACCTATTGCTTTTAATCTTGCTTCTTCTATTTGCCCTTCAGCTATTGCATCTCTAGATCCACCAAAAGCACCTCTTGCTCTAGCAACATCTGCAGCTTTTGTTTTAGCTTGATCAGCTTGTTTGTTTATTTCATCAATAATAAATTGTTGTGATTCACTTAAAAAAGGTTTGAAAGAGGCTGGGTCAAAATCAGTTCCTATTGCATCAATAACTCTTTGCTCACCTCGTGTTACAAAATCGTCAACTGGAGTTTTAGCCAAAGTCTGCGCATCTTGCGTTGCTGCTAGGGCTGAAAGTATATTAGGATCAAACGCACCTAATCCTGCTTTTAATCTATCAATAGCATCTTTTTGTGTTTGAGATAGACCTACCATTTGTCTATCAGGTAAGACCGGTGCGTCTTTAATAAAATCTTCTAAAGCTTTTATTAAGTTTAATTGTGCTTCCTCTATAAAAGCCGGTTTACCATATCTAATTATTTGTTCTTGTGCCATTATGTACTCATTATATTCATTTGTTCAGCTTTAGCCATACTATCTAAAATATTACCTAAACCTTTTTGCATCATGGGATCGCCAGTCATTGACCCATCTTGCATCTCCATCTTTTTTAAACCATTTATTTCTTCTGTGCCCATGCCATCCTGAGCTGTCATCATAGGCATACGTCTTTGTTTTGGCATGCCCATTTGTAATTTAGACATGATTGCCATGATTTCCTGTATTGATTTTCCTTGTGCCATCATTTTAGAAATCATTGCTTGTAAATTTTTAGTTGGGTCATTTGTTTTAGTGCCATCTTGTGCCATAACAGGAGCATAATTCGTGCTGCCATCTTCGGCACCCTGAAAGTCATAGCCCATGGCCTCTGCTTGAGGTTTAGTATCTGCTCTTAATTTATCCATCATCTGTTGACCTTTTTCTGTGTCACCTCCACCTAAAGCAAACAAAGTATACTCAGGTATTACGTGTTCATTATTACTTACTAATATTTCCTGGGTTTGCCCTGTGTTAGGATCTACAATTTCACCATCTAATAAATCTTCTCTACCTGCACCCATGCCAACTAGTCTGCCTCCAGTAGGATTTATTCTGTCACCACCTATTTGACCACCCATCATTCTAGGTTCTATTAAGTCTCCAATCCCACCTCCACTTGCCAACTCTCTAGAAATGGTTGGCATTTTTCTTATATCTTCTGGAGTGAAATTACCTTTACCACCTTTACCTGGAATGATTGTATCTGGTTTTGGTTTACCTTTTCTTATACTTTCTAAAATTATTCTTTTTAAATATGCGTCTAATTCTTCATCACCTTCTAATTGGGCTATTCTATTTGCTGATTCAATTGTTTCTGCTGTAGTAGGCATTCTTGTCATTTTTTGTGGTGTTATACCCATGACTGTTCCTTTACCTTCTTCAAACGTCATTCTATTACCATCGCTGTTAATTAAACCCATTTGTCTTAAGAAATCAAAAACATCTCCTGGTTTATTTCCTATAATATCGGCTTCTTCGGCTTTCTTTAGAAATCTATCTTTTATTAAAAACGGATTATTTGCTGCATCATATTGAGTCTCTCCAAGATTTAAATTTGTCATGGCAGGGTCTTCAAAAGCTCCCAAACCAGATAAAACACCAGTGCCTAAAACTGCTGAAGGTGCATATCGCAGTGGGTTATCTTTTTTAAATTGATCTAAAATTAAAGAATCTTTGAACCTGTCAAATACTACATCTCTTGCACCTCTTGCCAACGGCTCTCCACCTGCTCCTACTGATAATATTTCTTTATTTTTTAAAATGTCTAACGGACTTACAAAGCTTGCATTTGGTCCAAATCTTGAGCCAAACGTTTTACCTCCAAAATAACCACCTATGCCCCCAGAGAGCGCTGCTTGACCTCCTTTGCCTGCAAGCAAAGGAACACCAGCTCCTATTAAAGTAGAATAAAGTGGACCTAATCCAAAAGCAGATGCTGCTAAACCAGCAAACGGAGATAAATCTCCAGCTACTTCTTTAATTTTTTTAAAAAACCCTTTAAGCATAATCTCCTAAGCAATTTATGTGATTGTTTTAGCAAGCTGGCAGGGCTTGTGAAATAAGCCAATTAATACTACAATTATAGGCAAATTATTGCTATATGACAATAGAAAAAGATTGAGGAGCTCCAATGGAGGAAATTAAAAAAGAATTTAAACTAAAGTTTGATGCTATTAGACCTTTTGGTCCTACAGTAATCAAAGGCAAAGTGCCACCGTTTCTTATAGATTTAGTAAACGAAAAATCAGATGAGTTAATGAAAGATCCAAAACTTGCTAAACAGTGGGATTGGTCACAAAATTTAGCCGGTAATGTAAAACAAGAAGTAAGACTACCACCAGAATGGATTGACAAAGAAGGACAGCAGATAGCTTTTTTGCTTGGTGAAATGACAAAACAGTATTTAAGCATACCACCAGCAAGTGAAACATTGGCTCCAGATAAAGTAGAACAAATGGTAATCGAATCTATGTGGGCCGTGAGCCAGTGGGCAGGAGACTTTAATCCAGCGCATATGCACGATGGTGATTTATCTGGCGTGTTTTATACTAAGATGCCAGAAAGCATAGACAAAGAGAGAAAAGCAGAGGATCATTATCCTAGTGTTGGTGATATCGTTTTCATGTGTGGCGATCCTAAAACTTTTAGTGGACACAAACTACAGCATCCACCAGAAGTTGGCGACATATTTATGTTTCCGTCTTGGCTTACGCACATGGTGTATCCATTTAGAACTCCAAATGAAGAGAGAAGATCTGTGTCTTTTAATCTTAGATTAGTGCCCAAAGGAGCACAGTGGGAAAATGGAAAACGACCGTAATGAAAAAATATTACATCCTTGATAATATTTTAAGCAAGGCAGAAACTTTTAAAGTTTACAACAATTTAATAAATACTCCTGGTTGGTCTTTGAACAGATCTTCTTTTTCTACTGGAGATATTGAATCATCTATTAATAATTTTCCTGGACTGATTGTTGAAGAAAACGGACAATCAAATATACCTTTCTTTGCAGGTTATTTTCAATGTTTGACAGCTTTTGTTAAACAAAGATTTTTGTCTCAATATAATTTTGATCTACCCAACAATATTTCAAGAATTCATCTAGGTGCTAAAAATGATAAAAGTCAAACGCTCTTTCATGAAGATATGAATGACACTCAATCTTGGACAATTTTAGGGTTTTTAACTCCTGTTTGGAAATCAGAATATGGAGGACAAATAAATATTGAAGGTGATGAAATAGAATATATTCCAGGTAGATTTGTGGTTTTTAAATCTAATGTTTTACACAATGGTGGATATGTCAATACCAACAATCTAGATTATTGGCGAATTAGTTTAAACATTATTTTAAAATGAACATTGATAAGTTTCCTATGGTGAGAATTACTTGGCTCGACGCAAGAGATATGGAAACAGGTTGGCTGCCCATAAAAGACATCATAGAAGCTCCTTTGGCTGTGTGCCAAGAGGTAGGATATATGGTTGTAAACAATGATGACAAAATTGTGATTATGCGATCATGGTGTGTTGACAAAGATGACAATCATGGAGGTGGGTCCATAGCTATACCACGTGGATGGGTAAGAAAAATAGAATATTTAAAGGTAGAATATGCAACAAGATAAATTAGCTGACATACATATTATAGAAGGTGGCGTTGGTAAACATCTACAGTTTACTTCGCTATTAGACGATCTAACTGTTTTAAAAAAAATTTGCATCATGTCAGGTTGGCCGGAACTTTTTAAACATGACAAACGAGTTGCTTTTTCTACACCTTTACATATACCGCCATTGCATGACCACACACATACTTTCTTTAATAATTATTGGAATGTTTTCTATAATGAACCATACAGATCTAATTTTTTAAAAGGCGATTGTCATATTATTGATTATTGGCGACAAATGTATGACTTGCCAGACAATGATGATAGAAGGCCTAACTTTTCTATAAATGAAATAAGAGAAAAAGAATTAGAAAAAGACATACTAAAACTAGGTAAATTTATTTTAGTACAATTTACAGGTGGACAGGGTGCAAAGATAGAAAATTATGATTCAGAAAATGCAGGCAGAAATTACAACAGAGGACAAGAAGTTGTTAATTTATTGCGTGAACAATTACCAAATGTAAACATAATTGTTTTTGGTCATGACAATGAGCAAGAGCCTTTGTTGAACACTATGGCTTTTAATAACTTTGGTGGCAACCCTAAGTTTATAGACAAAATAGATTTTATGATACTCGCTAAATATTGTGTTTCATTTATTGCCATAGATAGTGCTTTACAACACATGTGTTCTAACAAACCATTTAACAAAAAAGGAGTGGTTCTTTGGGGCACGTCAAAGCCAGAGATGTTTGGTTACAAACAAAATACTAATTTAATTTCTGATTATCCATACTGTGTAGAAATAGATCCTAAAAAAATAGTAGATGAATTTTTAAATCAAGAAATATCATGAAATTTATAGGCATGCGATTGTGTGAGCACGACTCTAACATATCTTATTTTGATGGTTTAGATGTGCATTATTTTAAATCAGAGAGATTTGAAAAAGGCGGTGTAATGGGTAAGCATCATGCTTACGGTAACTTTGAGTCTTGGATAGAAGAAATAAAAGATATGTGGAATCTTAAGCCTGAAGATCTAGATGAGATAGGAATAGTTTTTGATCCATGGCATTATCGTCTCAATTATAAAGATGATAATTTTTTTCCTACAAAAAAATTTGACTACTTACCTTATAATATTACAAGAATAAATCATCATTATGCTCATGCATTAAGCAGTTGGCCTGTAACAAAAACTTGTAATAAACATTTTATCTTTGACGCATACGGTGATTACAATATCTCTTGGTCTTACATTGAAAATGATAAATTAAAAGACGTAGGATTTTTTGACACAAGTAATTCATTAGGTAACTTGATGAATGGCGCAGCTATTGAGATGAATATCAGCGTTAAAAATCGTTTAGATTCTAGTGGCAAACTTATGGGTTTACAAGCTTATGGCAACATAGACAAAGAATATCTTAAGAAATTACAAAGATTTGATATCACACTCATGCATCCAGCTTTTGAATTTACGTTATGGGAACAGCATTGTGGTGACAACCTTTTAGCACAACACAAAAAATTAGATTGGGCAAGAACAGTGCATCATTGGGTAGGTGAAGCTTTAGTAGAACATTTTGGTAAATACGTTAACCTGGATGAAGAAGTATCTTTCTCGGGTGGTTGTGCGCAAAACGTTGTGTGGAATTATCACATTAAAAATAAATTTAAAAATTTAGTTGTATTTCCTCATTGCAATGATGAGGGATTAAGTCTTGGTGTATTAGAATTTTTTAGAAAAAAACATAATCTTCCGCATTACAAAACAAATAACTTTCCATATTGGCAGATCCAAAGATGATTATAATAGATAGAGAAGCTGCAGTTGCATCATTAATTAACCAAGAAATAGTTGCTTTATTTCAAGGACTGGGTGAAATTGGTCCACGGGCCTTGGGCAATAGATCTATATTGTTTGACCCAAGAAACAAAGGCGGTAAAGCTATTGTAAATAGAATTAAGATGAGAGAAAATTACAGACCATTCGCTGGCACTGTTTTATTAGAACATGCAAATGATTGGTTTGACATGGGTAATATCAAAGAATCACCCCATATGTTGTACAGCATACCAGTAAAAAAAGAAAAAATTAAATTAATACCAGCTATTGTTCATGTAGATAATACGTGTAGAATACAAACAGTTACAGAAAAACAAAACAAATTTTTTTACGATTTGATAAAAGCTTTTTATAAAAAAACTAGTGTACCAATATTGTTAAATACTTCATTAAATTTAGCTGGAGACCCTTTAGTCAATACTTATGAAGAAGCTTTAAGCACAATAAAACAAGCAGGAATAAAACATCTATATGTTAATATCTAAGCAAGAAATATTTCCTACAGTAATTAGAAAATTTCAATTTAATGAAGACGAGATGTCTCCGTTATTAAAAGAAATGGTAGATAAAAAAGAAGAGATAAAAGAAACAAGCTTCTTTTATTCTATAAATCATTATGAAAACTATTACACAGACTACAAGAAACCAACAACTTTAAGAGAATATGAAGCATTGATGAATTTGGTAGCTAATCAGTTTGCTAGTCAAGGTTACACTTTAGAACTTGGTAGATATTGGACAGCTATTTACGGCAAAGACTCAGCGCACAATGCACATAATCACCATTCTCTACGTGCAAACTTTTCTAGTATTCTGTATTTAACAGATGGTGGATCTACTTCTTTAATATCATCAAATCACACGTCAGATCAACATGAGCATTTTGAAACTGCAGAGGTAGGCAAATTAATAATTTTTCCTGCATCACAATGGCATTATGTTACTTACAAAGAAAGTAATGAAAGAATAATAATATCATCTAATTTAAGAATTACAGGAAATGAATATGTATAAAATATTTGTAGGCACGCCTTGTTATGGAGGTTTGATAACAGCCGACTATTTTAAAAGTTGCATGCAGCTTGTATCTTTAGCAAGCAGTGAAAAAATAGAATTACAGTTTGGCACTGTTGGTAATGAATCATTAATTACTAGAGCACGTAATACGTTGGTGCAATTATTTATGGATGGAGATTATACACATCTTTTATTTATAGATGCAGATTTAGCTTTTAATCCAAAATCAGTAAAAAGAATGCTTGAGTATGATAAGGATGTTGTAACCGGCATCTACCCTAGAAAAACTATAGATTGGATAAAAGTTAAAAAAAGATTAAAAGAAAAACCAGACATGCCAGAGGATGAATTATTAGCAGCCTCATTACAATACAATTTAAATGTTAAAAATCCTGATAAAATATTATTGGATAAAGGTTTTATAGAGGTTTTAGATGGACCAACAGGATTTATGATGATTAAGAGACAAGTATTTGAACGAATGGCTAGAGTTTACCCACACTTAAAATTTACACCTGATCAGCATTTAAATCAATCTCATGATACTGAATTTAATTATCATAATACGTCAGATTGGAATTATGCATTTTTTGACACTATGATTGATAGCGGCAGATACCTGTCTGAAGATTATGCTTTTTGTCGTTTATGGCAGAATATGGGCGGTAAAATATATGCAGATATAATGAGTGGTATGACTCATTACGGAAACTATGCATTTAGAGGCAATGTAGGAACTCAATTCTTGCCTCAAAACAATAAGTAATTTATTATTAAACAATGCAATTAGTTGATCTAAAATTTAGACCCGGGATAGATAAACAAGATTCTGCTTACGCAGCTGGAGATGACAGAAAATACATAGATTCTGATTTTGTTAGATTTCACTATGGTAAACCAGAAAGATGGGGTGGTTGGCGATTTCTACCTAATCCCAATGTTACACTTGTTGGTGTCGTAAGAGATACACACTCTTGGATAGGTTTAGATGGCACTAGATATTTAGCTTTGGGCACAGATAGAAAATTGTATATTTATTCAGAAGGTAAGGTGTATGACATATCACCAATTAGAACTACAGACTCCTTAACAAACCCATTTGCTACAACTAGCGGATCTGCTACCGTAACTGTTACGGATGCAGGACATCAAGCGGAAGAGGGTGCTTTTGTAACTTTTGATAATGGCTCTGCTACAAATGTAGTAGATGGCATTGATTTTAACAACGAATTCGAAATTTTAACTGTGCCGACCTCTAATACTTATACAATAAATGCAGGCACAAACGCATCTGGCACTACAGCTGCAGGTGGTGGATCAGTTGATGCTTCTTACCAAATTAATCCTGGACCGGTCAGTTCAACTTATGGATATGGTTGGGGCACACAAACATGGAGTGCAAGCACATGGGATACACCTAGATCTTCATCTAATGTTGTTATTGAAGGTAGAAACTGGTCATTAGATAATTTTGGTGAAGATTTAATAGCTACAGTTATTAATGGTGGCACTTTTGTTTGGGACACATCAGGTGGTTTAGGTGCAAGAGCTACAGCATTATCTAATGCTCCCACAGCTTCTAGGTTTAGTCTTGTTTCTACAGATACAAGACATTTATTAATATTTGGGACTGAAACTACAATTGGTAATCCAGCTACTCAAGATGATTTATTATTTAGATTTTCTGACAGAGAAGATGCAACAGATTATACGCCGGTTGCTACAAACGAGGCAGGATCATTGAGAATAACTGATGGATCTAGGATTGTTGGTGCTGTAAAATCTACAGGTCAAATATTAGTTTGGACAGATACATCATTACATGGAATACAATTTGTCGGCACGCCTTTTACTTTTGGTCTTAGACAACTTGGTGCTAACGCTGGCTTAATAGCTCAACACGCTGCTATAGAAGTAAATGGTAAAGCGTATTGGATGTCTGACAATGCTTTCTATTTGTACGATGGTGTTGTTAAAAAAATGCCTTGTTCTGTACAAGATTTTGTTTTTGATGACATTAGTTACACGAATAAAAATGATATAGCAGTTGGCCTGAATACAGCTTACAACGAGATAATTTGGTATTATGCTTCAGCTAATGCGACTCAAATAGACAGATCTGTTGCATATAATTATCTTGAAGGAACTTGGTACACAAACTCTCTGGGTAGAACTACATGGCTTGGTGCTTATGTTTATGAGTTACCTATAGCTACTGAATACAGCAGCTCTACAACTGCTAATGCAACATCAATATTAGGCCTTACAGCTGGGGCTTCATTTGTTCATGAACATGAAATAGGTAACAATCAATCAGACGGAAGTGCAATAACCGCTTTTTTAGAAACTGGTTCAGTAGAAATAGCCGATGGTGATCAATTGATGTCGGTTAGCAAGTTAGTGCCTGATTTTGATAATTTGACAAACACAATGACTGCACGATTAACATTAGAACAGTATCCTCAATCAACGTCAAACGTGCAAACTTCAGGATCTATTACTAACTCAACAGAAAAAATAAATGTTAGGGGTAGAGGTAGAGCAGTAAAAATCAGATATACAACTAATACGGTAGATGATACACCGTGGAGATTGGGCTCACAAAAATTAGAAATAAGACCTGACGGAAGAAGATAATGGCAAAAATAAATATAACTAGACTTCCAAACGCTACAGATGAATATGATGCTGGTCAGTTTGACCAGATGATAAGATTATTAGAACAAATTGTTTTTCTTTTAAATACGAACTTTCAACAAGATTTACAGGAAGAACAAGAACAGGAGACTTTTTTCCTTGGCTAATATATTTAAAAGCGCAATGGTTGATATGACAACGACAGATCTAACAACCGTATTAACAGTGCCTACAGCAAACCCTGGTGCTACACCTCCTGTGCCACCGACTACCGATGTGGTTAAATCAATTTTAATTTGTAATGATTCAGGCAGCACGACTCTAGTAGATATAGAGGTTGAAAGATCATCTGCTACCTTTGAATTGTTTAAAGCTAAAAGTGTAGCCACAAATACTACAACAGAATTATTATCTCAGCCTCTAATCTTGCAAGAGTCTGATATTTTAAAAGCGCAGGCTAATGCTGCAAATCAAGTTCATATAATTGTAAGTTTTATGGAGGTTACAAAAGGACAACTTTAAAGGAGAAAAAGAATGGAATTATTTCAATTATTTATTACGCCATTTTTCAAAGAGAAAGTAAAAATGGATAACACTGCGATGATCAAAAAGTTGTATGATCTCAAAGAAGAAAACAAAAAAGGCACGCCAAGATCAAATGTTGGAGGTTGGCATAGTGGTTTGGATCTATACAAACATCCTGAATTTAAAGAAATTACTATAGAAATATTACGATGTGCTAAAGAATGTTTTGGCCACTTAGATGCAGACGAAGATATGAATCCTAAATTAGAGGCTTTGTGGGGTATGATTAATCCGCCAGGGTCAAGAAACAATGTTCACACTCACCCTAATAGTTTTTTATCTGGAGTGTATTACATGAAAGTTCCAGAAAAAAGCGGACAAATTACTTTTTTAGACCCAAGACCTCAAGCAGAAATATTAGATGTTTTTAAGAAAGATAACCAAAATATTAGTTTAGCTCATAGCGTAGATCTACCGCCGGAGGAAAATTCCTTGATTTTTTTCCCATCATGGTTACAACATCAAGTTATGACAAATTTATCACAAGAAGACAGAATAGTCTTAAGTTTTAACATTATGTGGATTGGAGATGAAAATGCCGATAATTGAAAATGCCGAACAAATAGGCACAGTTACTTTAGAAGATGGAAGAGTTATTCCTAGATATAAAGTAAAGACAGAAACAACATTAACAAACGTTGATACTGGTCAAGAATATGAATCTGAAGAAGCTATGCAAGCTGATATAGATGATCCAAACACTTCAACAACTGCTGAAAAGATCAGACGAGATGTTAAAGT